GTGCTACATCGTCGGTGACCATCACTTTGGCATGCTGGCTGATGGCGATACAAAGCTTGATGATGATAACTATGATGTGAAGATCGCCACGAAGATTCTAACTGAAGCGGTCGATAAGCTCGCGGCTCGAGTGGGCAACTGCGAGAGGGCGGTGTTACTGAACGTCGGTGATTTTTTTCATGAAGACGGGAAGCAGACAACGAGCCTGGGCACAAAGGTGGATGTGGACTCGCGCATCGCTAAGACATTTAAGTTGGCGGGCCGCCTGTTTCAGACGCTGATCACACGATTGCTGGAGAATCACAGGCATGTGACGGTGGTGAATGTTCGGGGCAATCACGACACAGACATGGCGTGTCACCTCAGGGGTGCGCTAGAGCTGCTCTACCAGAACGAGCCGCGCATCCATATTCTGCCTAATTACTCAAAATTTTTGCACATGACCTACGGTAATAATTTGTTTGTTTTTCATCACGGCGACCGGGTGAAGCACGAGCAGATACTCCAGGCGGTGATTACTAACCTTGATGATCAGTGGTCTGCGAGCAAGAAGCGCTACTGTCATATGGGGCACATTCACCACCACACAAGGCGCGAGGTGGGCAGCATGCACTTTGAGCACTGGGGCAGCCTCACGGCAACGGACCAGAGGCACAGTGACAGCGGGTACGGTGCAGAGCGTTCAATGACAGCGGTGATTTATCACAAGCAGAAAGGCGAAGACAGCCGGGTGAAGATAGGTGTATGAATGAACATGACAGCGAAGGATTTAAGTTTTTGGTTAGTGGCGGCCTCTGAGTTGGGGCAGCCAGAGATATTTGATTTTTTAGCGGAGACATTGACCTCCTCACCACAGGCTACTGCTCAGGAGGGTATTGACCTGTGGGTTGACCGGGTGATGAAGGCGCAGGCGTGTCAGGCGCAAGAGGTCATAGAAGAGGCTGAAAAGGCACAAGCAATAGCGGAGGTGCTCGTTGCGCGATCCGAAGGCGAATGAGGGGCTAGGCTACGCCACAGAGACGGTGAAGGTGTTTGCCACTGACGACTACGCCGAGGAAGATGTACGGAGGGTAATTGCGTTCCTTGAATCAGTCCTTAGCGTAGGGGGTGCAGGCCATGAGTGAGCTATTAGCGATGCTGACACCGGGTGCGCCACCAATGAGCCTAGAGGTCAAGGGGACAAGCGGAAAGCGGATAACACCTGGGGACGTTGCTGCCTGCATGGTACACGTCGATAGGCACACTTACCTTTACGCGCTCTCGAAATACTGCCTAGACGATAATAGCCGCACTGAGCTAAATGCGCTGGCTATTGCCAATGTAAAGGGGCTCGGTTATGTGCTCACTGAGAACGAGTCAGAGGACGCTGTTGAGAGGCTCGGTCTGATGGCGCTGTCCTTTGCTATCAGTCCTAGTCGGTGCAGGCACTGTAAGGGCACGGGGCAGGTTAAGGTCGGCGACAAGGTTGAGGTGTGCCAGAAGTGCAGCGGCACGGGAAATATGAGCATAAGTGTGCGCAGGTTAGCGGGCGCGATGGGAGTAGGGCGCTGGAGGGCACAGAAGGTCTGGTTGCCGCGTTTCCAGCTACTGCTGAGTGATTATCAGGTCCGCGATGACGCGGTGCAGAGAGTGATATACAGAGGGCTGATGGATGGGTAAGGGTAGCGAGCAGAGGCCGACTGATTTGAAGAAGTACGCGGCGAATTGGGAGGCAATATACGGAAAGAAAGAGAAGAAAAAAGAGCCAATTAACAAGAACCCCAAGACCTGGAAGGAGTTTCATATTGAGATGGCCAAGATTGAAGCGGACAAAAAATCCTAAACTTTGTCCGGAGCGGGTGATGGTGGACAAACTAATACACTCAAGGCTAGTGCTGGCGAGGGATACAGCCTTATCTGTCCTATTAGTGTACTAGCCGCTAGGAATTATCCTCTGCCATAGTAGCAGTGCAATTAAAGATGGTCTTTTTTCCCATTGATTTTTTTTTAGCATTATTTGCACAAAGTGTTAGAACGACCTGCCAAATCGTGGTTAAATAAAGCCACGATAGGATACTTCTCCCCTGAATCTTATTGTTATCCTCCTATTTGGTCGCTTAATTGCGGCCTTTTTTATTTTTGACTCTGGGACTGCAAAGTACCCCGGAGAGGTAAAGCTATGTCCCGTCCGACGGTAATGACCGAAGAAACTATCCAGAAACTAGATCAGGCCTTCCTTATGGGCTGCACTGACCTGGAGGCGTGTCTTTCTGCGGGTATTAGCCAGTCTACGCTGTACGCATACCAGGCAGACAACCCTGAGTTTCTGGATAGAAAGGAGGTGCTGAAGAGCAACCCCTTTATGCTGTCTCGCTCTGTGCTGTTGGAGGCGTTACGCGATGGTGACGTTGCCACTGCGCACAAGATGATTGACCGCAAAGAGGGCAGTAAGGTTGCCCTTGATCACACCAGTAGTGACGGCAGTATGAAGCCGACGATGATTCAGTTGATGCCTGTTAGTCCTGATGACAACAGCGACGATTGATCTGCCAGAGAAGCTGGTGCCAGTGTTTGCTGGTGAGGCTCGATATCGAGGTGCGTATGGTGGACGGGGGAGTGGTAAGACCAGAACATTTGCACTGATGACCGCGATTAAGGGTTACCAGTGGGGCATGTCGGGGCAGTCTGGGCAGATACTTTGCGCCAGGGAGCACCTGAACAGCCTGGACGAGTCCTCGCTTGAGGAGATTAAGTCGGCCATACGCAGTGTTGACTTCCTGCAGGACTATTACGAGGTCGGTGAGAAGTTCATAAGGTCTAAGGACGGGCGCATTAACTATGTGTTTGCCGGACTCAGGCGCAACCTCGATAGCATTAAGTCAAAGGCGCGGATCATCATTGCTTGGATCGATGAGGCAGAGCCTGTCTCTGAGGAGGCGTGGCGCAAGCTAATCCCGACGGTGCGAGAGGAGGACTCTGAGATTTGGGTCACCTGGAACCCGGAGAGTGCTCGTTCAGCGACCAACAAGAGGTTTAGAGAAGACCCGCCAGAGGGTTCTCAGATCGTTGAGCTTAACTGGCGAGACAATCCTTGGTTTCCGCAGGTACTTGAACTAGAGCGTGCTGCAGACAAGAAGGTCCGTCCTGATGTCTATGAGCATGTTTGGGAGGGTGCCTTCCTAGCGGCGCACGAGGGTGCTTACTTCTCGCATCTGATCGAGGAGGCCAGGCGTGATGGTCGTGTAGGTAACGTACACGAAGACCCGTTGATGGAGACCCGTGCCTACTTTGACATTGGTGGTACCGGTGCAAAGGCAGACGCGACATCGATCTGGACCGTCCAGTTCTACAAATCAGAGATCAGGGTGCTTGGTTACTACGAGGCACAGGGTCAGCCACTAGCGACGCACGTTGCCTGGTTACGAGACCAACCACAGGACATTAAGACCGTTGTGCTTCCGCATGACGGCAGGACGCACGACAAGGTCTACGCAGTGAGCTACGAGTCTGCGCTTAGAGACGCTGGCTTTAACGTGATAGTTGTGCCCAACCAGGGTGCCGGTGCTGCCGGGGCGAGGGTCGAGGCAGTCCGCAGGATACTTCCGTCAACCTACTTCAACGAGCCAGCCTGTAAGGACGGGATGGAGGCGCTGTCGTGGTACCACGAGAAGAGAGACGAGAACAGGAACATAGGGCTTGGACCTAACCACGATTGGTCGAGCCACGCGGCAGACGCATTTGGAATGATGGCGGTAGTCTATGAGCCACCTAACGCATCCTGGGGCAAGCCGCTAAAGGTTAATTTAAAAGGTATTGTATGAGCAGCAGAATTAGAGGGATTATCGACGCTGTTTCTGAGATCGCTATGGATTACTCTGCCCGGATGGAAAGGGCCAAAGAGCAAGGTTTCGACTGGGCTGATGGCAGCTCGCGTGATGGCATTGATTACGCCAACAAAGCGATGCGCGATGGTGATCCGCAGGCGCAGGCATTTAGTCAGTACCTGTCCGATAACAATATCCCCTATAAACCGCACGTTGCTAGAACGGGAAGCACTTACATTGATGTGCTTGGTGACCCGTACAAGCTGCGCGATGGCAGTTACTCGCAAAGCCCACTGCAATACAGATTTGCTGACCATTCTAAGGGAAAGTTTGGTCGGGACTCGTATCTAGGTGCGAAACACCTAGACAGTACAATGGAGGCTGATGTATTCCCTGGCGGCAATACGCTAGAGCAGGCTATAGCAAAGCTAGAGGATACGCCCGGTGTTAGGTCGCGTGATGCGGCCTTTGATCCTGCACGGCGATTTGATAAAAACTACTTAGCTGGTGGTGCTGGCTTGGGTATTTTAGGCGGCTCAATCTTTGCTACAGAAGATGCAGATGCTGGACCGCTTACGGCGGGAAGGCGATTAATTGATCCAAGTTTCTCCGTTGCTTTAGGTGGCGGTAAGCCAAGGGTAGGGTTAATCGATACCATAGAGCAGATGCCTGCTGGTATTACACCGAGATCAATGGACAAGGGCGGTGAGTACGACCTGTACGATTTTGAGGGTTCTCCGTACATATTGACACAGAGTGACCGGTCCTCTGCTGGGGGCATCCTAGAGTCGTTATACGGCACAGAGATAGACCCTGTTGACTTGCGTGGTGGCCGTGACTTTATGTTTGATTCGCCCTCCGAGGGCATGGTCTGGGCATCTGACCCCAAGGTGACTAAGGGGCTCTTCGAGAGAGCGCAGAGATTAGAGCAAGACTACGGCAAGCCACCGCTACTGCTTCCATACACAATGGCGCCAACGGGCATAGACTTTGCCACGATGCCGCTAGACACAATGATCAACTTTGCTCGGGCGAGCATGGCCAAGAAGGACATCAAGGCGCTCGATGAGGACATCAGGGGCATTATCCCAGATTGGAAGGGCGTTGCCGATCCTACGTCTAATGAGATATTCCGCACGGTTGGCGGTGACCCGCGCAAGGCCGTGGCCGATCTAATCGATAAAAAGTACAGGAGCGTCGAGGGCGGTCTGTCCATAGCAGAGGCTAGGGCAGCGACTACGGACGCATCACAGTACACCGGCGAGATGGGCGATTTAGCCAACATCGGGGTGTTCGATACTAAGCGCGGTCTTATCGCTGACTCAGGTCACCCAACGTACATCGGCGGCATACCAGGTGAGGGCGTGGGGACTCTGCGCGATACGATCAATGCAAGGGAACTGGCGCTTGATAAGGGTCGCACGATGAAGGGCGACAGCTCTGACATCCGCTCACTGAGCATGAACCATGAGCTTCAGCAAGGCGTTCTCGATGAGACTTTGCTGCGGCGTTTGTATGACAACAAGGACAAGGCCGCTGTTGTAGGCGCTAGTGCCGCTGGACCTTCTTTGGCTAATGCGTCTAGTGCACAGTCCGATGCTGATGGCACGGGTCTGTTAGGTGCAATTGGTGATGCGGCCTTAGAGGCA